NTCTTTACACGCTCAAGCCATTCATTATATTGTTCCTTATTCTTCTCACGCCAATAAGCTGGAATGGGAATGAAGCCTTTAGGGGGGTACCAATTTTCACGTTTTGCCCTATTAGAGACTGCATAAGGTTCTTGGGATTCTGGAACCCAAGCATTCCAGACTAGATTGAATTTTCCTTCAATTGGCTTCTTAGTTTCAGGATCTAATCTGGCAAGTTTGATTCCACGAACGACCACACGAAGATTCTTAAATTTTGAGCCATGTAGGAAATATTCATGGAAATAAGGTTTTTGTGTTCCAAAAGTCACAGTGCCACGATCTTCAGTATAGAAGAAACCTGGACCATGTCGAGTAGCTCCAACAGTTCCAGGTTTGACTTGGCCCTCAAAAACTAACCATTCCTTTGGTTGTCTTGCCTTCATAATAGTTCTGACTTTCCTATTATCCATGCCAGGTTTTGGTTTGAATGCCCAACTGAGAGATCTAGCTAATATTGCAGCGTCTCGTTCATTGGTAGGAATTTGATCAGTTTTTGGATTATCGAGAAGAGACCAGCCTATTAAATGCGCATTTAAAGCCATTCTGAAATCCCAATGTACAGAAGAACCACGCCAATGATGTTGAAGAACGAAGGACAATTTACCTTGGCTCTCATTTTTAGGTAATTCCATGTAACGGGCAAGCTGTTCTTGCTTCTGGATTGCATCAACACCATAAGGGCAAATCATATTCAGGACAGGATCTTCTACTCTAATGCTCATTTCGTTTCCACCATCTCATAGTAGTATGGTTTAACTAAACCACAACGATAGAAATAAGCTAATCGGCAAGCTTTTATTGGATATTTGAGTCGTTCAACCAACAATTTCCCCTCTGCTTTGACGATCTTTATCTTGTGGAAGAGAGGACAGATTTCCTCTTTTTCAAGATAGGGGCAGGATCTAAGTCGTACAACGACTGGAGATTTCTGAAGAGGAGCAGTGCCGACTTTAGCTAGTTTAATCGCGAAATCTAAGCTGTCAGGATCTTTCTTTCCTGGTCGAGGAATTCCAACTTTGGGGAACATCCACGTTGCCCATCGTTTATCATCCTTCTCCTGTAGCTCAATTCGAACTGGTCTAATTTCTAATATCGAGCCTGGAGCAAGTTTAGCTTTAATGTTATAAGTAGTTCCTATCCTAAGATAGATTTCACCTTTCCATTCCTTCCGATCCTGTTCACGCCATGGTTCCCGCTTCTGCTTATCAGTTAACGGTCCAACGTAACCTTGGTAAGTAAAATTACCAGGTGCATCTTTGACTGCATGGGGATCAAAGACCATGACGTCAATACTTTTGAGATTCTTGATCTTGGCAAATTCTCGAGTACGCTGCGCACGCGCAGTACTGATTTTATATTTCGCGTCGGAGGCCTTGAGCATGGCACCTTCACTGTTGGGATATGCTCGAGCTTTCTGTAAGGCAGATTCAAAACTTGATTTACTGGAGACTCCCCAAGTATCACTAACATGGAGATGTTTAGTCTTTGGAACAATTCGCTTTAATGCATAGAATCTATCTTGGTAACCAAGACCCAGCATTGATTTTCCATTATATGAAAGAAGATCGTGGATATGGAATACAATACGACTATCATCAAGACCAGCAGGTTTAGCCGCGATCCATTTTATGAGATCCTCGCGCGGGATTTGTCTGTATTTCTCCCAGAATTCATTTCGACCTCGACCACCAAGTTCATCTTCTGAATATTCAACCATTTCCACTGCAAGAATTGCCGATTTTGCCTTTATTTTCTTGAAGTCATTAACGGATTCTTTGAAGGCCTTAGCGCGATCACGAAGTTGATCTTCAGTAAAAATTCCGACTCGATTAGGCGCTATGTGAATTTGGAATGAATTATGAACTAAGAATGGTACTTGATAAGTTGCTGTATTGGTTTCAAAATTATGAACTTGACCATCATACTCCTCGGAAGTTACTTCTGTAATTGGTGTCCAGAAACCATCTTCAGTAATTGAATAATGGCTAAATTTAGATGGTTTTCTCCATTGAATAATCCAAGCAGTTCGTTCATGTACTGGTCTACCTTTAATTTTTCCAGATGGTCGTTTTATTTCATATAAAGAAGCGAGAATTCCTAATCTGGTTAACAGCATAAATCCTTGATAAGCTGCCTTCTTAGAGCTAGTAGTTAAGAGGGTCTGATTACCAGTTCGATTTCCATCTCCATCAATCCAAGCTCTCATGAATGTCTCTGTAACAACTTTATTTGATTTCATGATAATATTTGGAATTCGTTTATTTCGAGCACCAATATCAAAAAGTGAGCTCAAATATTTGGCTATGCTCTTAGATCTGCCATAAAGTTCAATTCCACCACTCCGAACACGTTTAGTTAATGATTTATCGAAAAATTGTTTAAAGAGATAATGAATTCGATCAGCCTCTTCAATTTCATTCTCTGAAAGAGCTATAGAAATATTTCCCCATCGAATATTCCAGCTTCCTTCTGCCATTAACCAACCGAAAAGTTCCGCTTTTTCGATCTCAATATCTGAATAATCTGGCTTCAATTTTGATATGAAAACAGCATCTCTCTTAGATATTTCAGAGGCTGGAATAAATCGAGCAGGTAGCAATGAACGCTCCATGGTTGCTTGGCGTTTAACTTTCCGTTTTCTTACCCAAATTGGATGTTCTGGTGTAAAGAACTGTAAGTCAAGACCACGAATTCTGAATCCATAAAGTTTTCCAGAATAAGGCCGTTTCCAAATCCGTTTAACTTCTGTCCCATTTAGAAGTTTATCACCAACGTTAACTGTTTCGATTGTTTTAATTTCTGGATTTGCAAAAATTAAGCTTCCTGGCGGCTGACACATTCCATCCCATTTAGGCTGAATTAGAACGCCTTTACCTAAACGAGGAGCTACCCATCGATTATAGAGATCAGCTTCATCGGTATATTCAACTCCAGTAGCAGGTTTCATTGGTTGAGTGGGACGGAAAAGTTGAACTCCTGCCTTTTTCAGACTTTGGTCATAAAGACGAAGAGAATGACCTATGCCACCTTGAGCGTCCCAAATAAATCCAATCTTCTCACGAACTTGATTATTGTTAAGTTGATGAAGGATTTCGCGTTCAATTTCAGGATATCGTTCATCAGAAGCAATCCGAAGATCGATATCATGACCAGTTATCCAACCACGATTAATAAGACCGCCACAAAGGAAAAGTTCAAGATCTGGTCTCGATAAGGCGATTCGATCAGGAAATGCCTCAAGAACATCCTCAAGTTTGAGCATTTTTTGGACTGGAGAAGGATATTCCTGAATCCAAAACCGAGTTTCTTCAGTTAGCTTATCATCAATAGTATGTTTGATCTTACGTTCCTTCATCTCACGCCAGAGAAAAACATGAGCATTCAGAAGTGGCTCGTTAACTTTGCCACGTTTCTCAAAAATTGCGTGAAGTTTTTTATCGATTTCAATTAGTTCTTTATCTGTGAGATCAGCTACAAATTTGGAATCAACATCCTCTAGACTTTCAGGAAGCTCTGCCTTCCTAGTATGTGGTTTACGCTTCCCTTCCTGAACTTGATGAATTGCACCACAATATGCTTGCGGGTCTTTTACTTCAGGTTTATTTCGCTTAACCCAAGCAATGCATTCTGGAAATCCTTCACCCCACGGTCCTGTGGGTTTCCATAATAGATCGCCACTTTCAGCTTTACGCTTTTCTTGTTGAGTTTGATAAATAGCAGCGCAGTAAGCTCTTGGATCTCTAACTTCAGGTCGATTACGTTTGATCCAAGCTTCGCACTTTGGAAACCCTTCACCCCATGGTCCCTTAGGTTTCTGTAAAAGATCAGCTTTTTCGGCCTTTTTCCGTTGGAGTTGATGGATCGCACCGCAATAAGCCTTAGGATTTCTAACTCCAGGACGATTTCGTTTTACCCAGGCCTCACATTCTGGAAAACCCTCGCCCCAAGGCCCAGTTGGTTTCATAATTAAATCTTGAAGGTCAAGTTTGGATAGATATTCTTCAGCATTAAAACCATCTGGAATCTCAAATTCAACCTCTTTCATGACTACATCAGAAAGAAATATCTGTAATCCCTTAGGTCTAACGTAATCTCGTGTCTTATCAAAAGGTTCAAATTCGAACTCGTAGGCGAAAAGTGGACCCTTTAACCAACCTTCCTCTTTATATTTTCGGCCCCATTCAACACGTTCCTCTTCCGCAATACGATGAGATTCACGGAGATTCTTGAATTCTACGAGTGAAATCTGTTTCATTTTGGTCAATTTAATCATACCATAGGCCTTGTCACCTAAAAGAATGAGTTCCTTATCTAATGCATCAGGGAATTCACGAGATTTTATAATGAGTGTTTTCACGCCCAACTGGATGAAACTAGGATGAGGTTCCTGTAAGAAAAGTCCAGAAATAGAATTACTCTTTCCGTTTTTTCCGTTTTGGGTCATTCTTCTCATCTCTTTCTGTAAGTCTGATTGAGAGAGTTTTATCTTTTCCGTAAGGAGTGACGATGCACAATTCACCATTGACCCATCGCACTTTTGTTCGAGATTCCATTATGTCTTCTCCCTCTCTTCATCCTGCGGGGTTGGTGCGCGTGGACCAGCTGGAAATCTTTCAGTCGTTGTACCTTCAATTTCTTGACCTGAAGTATCGCTAATTTTCTTTTTCGGTGATGTTGCACTGGATGGTCGACGACTAACTGGATCTTTGGTAGGTTTTTTCGACCATTGAAGCTCATTGAATTCATCCCACCAGACATCAAAACCAGCGTTTAGTAAGGTAAGAGCTGTACCAGAATCTCGCTGACGAATTTCAGCTTCACGAACTTTATCGCGTTTCTCAAGAGGTCCAAACTTAAGAGCCCAATCGTGAATACCGAAAATTGGGAAAAGTTGTCCAACGAAGATCTCTTCCTTATCACGCTGGACTTCTTGAATAGTTCGATTCTGAACTTCAATTCGCATGGCAGGAGTTCCAGAAGCTCTACCTTTTCTTTCAACGTCAGAGATGAAAATAATTTGAACACCATAAACTCCTGCACAAGCTTGAATGCAAAGACGATAATAATCGAGAAGTTGAATATCTTGGGGTGAAATACCAACATCGAAGACACCAATTGGTTCTTTGGAACCAAGCATGATAGTTCTGAGTGTCTTTCTTGGACGAAGTTGACCAGATCTTCTATCTAAGGCCTTAAGTTCTTGAACATCAGCTTGGATTCTACGCATTAACTCAGTGAGTTTAGCTTGCTCCCATCCAGGGAAGTTCACAATTTTTGCAAGTCTACCTTCTCTAAATGTATCGATGAACCATTCATCCATGACTTGAACTGCGTGGATAACATTCCAAAGGCTTCGAGCTCTAGGGGCACCGAAAAGACCTGGTAAAACTCTATAAGTAGAACCATGAACAACCTGATTTTTACCCCATCGCGCAGTAATTGTTCCACTTACTTCTTGAATATAAGCGGTTTCCACGAGTTCAAGCCCACAAATAGGACAAGCACCAGATTTATCATAGACTGTAACATCAACTACTTCCTCAGGTCGTAATGGATCTTGTTGATATCGCCAATGGACAGGACAAACCCATTGTTTTGAATTTCCGAGTCTACCATACTCATCCACTATCGGTTTTAGAAATCGAGGATCAAGAACCTTAATTTCAGCAGGAATCAGGTCCCCATCCGTCATTTTAGCATAATCTATACCAATATACCAATCATCCGCAACTATATCATGATAAATGATTGATCCAAGAATATCACCAAAAGAATCACGGTTCGAATTTGGTCTCGCGAGAAGCCGTTCTAATTTGAGACGTTGTCCTGCATTTGGTTCCTTGAAGGCCTTTCCATTGCATACTAAACATTTCTTCTGACTTATTTGATATTCAGCACCACAACTTCTACATTTGACTTTAAATTTAGGTTGAATTATCCAACCTGGACGTTTCGTTTCTTGAATAATAACACGATATATTTCTTGAAGAACCCAATTTTTGGCGACAACATCATAAAGTTTTATAAGATCGAAGGATGGAACTCGAGGTTCAGCGCCTCCAGGCATATGATATTCTGGAAGGATGGCTGCCTTTCTGATTAAGCCTAAACGATCGAGAACAACATCGAATCGACTCAAGATGATCTACTCTTACTGTTCTAGTAAGAGGTTAGCATCTTCGACTGATAAACCTTTCTCGAAAGTAAGGGCAGAAACAGTCACTTTTGGCCTATTAAAGACTTTGGCAGGGGTCGGTTCAACTTTTATTTCAATAAGCGGCGCGCCCAGAGCAGCTGGTTTGTAAGTCTTTTCTTCAATATACGAGGCCTTACCATCAACATAACCGCGTAGAAATCCTCCAGTAAATACGAAGTTCATTTCATGGTGCTTGATAGTAAGATTTCTATTCACGAAAAGTTGGACGCGTGGGAAAGCTGAACCACGTTCATGAACATGACCCATTAGATAGAGATTTAGACCAGGGAAGATGTCAGAAAGATCTTCAATGCGATTGACCTTTCCACCTGGTGTACGAGCACCAGTCCATCCATGATGCGCATAGATATTAAAAACACTTCCTGAGGTTTTTTTACCTTCTAAATTCCCTTTCTTCCTTCGGAAGATAAGACGAATGTAGGCATTAATACTCAAATATGGAACTTTGAGATCGTAAGCGAGACCATCAACATAATTGTGAGCGTGTTTCTTCCAATGGATAAGATCATGATTCCCATCAAGTAATCCAATACATTTATGTTTGATGGGTTTGAAGAGCCGCGTTATTTCACGATATTGAAGATCAGGGGTTGGGAAATCGAAATCAATGGCATGGAAGTCGAAACGCCAGTCCTTAGGTTGAATTGCATCAGCATAATCACCCATTCCAAGCCAAATACAGTTTTTGGTCTTCTTTATGTAATCAATCGTCTTTTGAACGGAATCAAGATCACAATTGGGATGACCAAGATGAATATCGCCCAATGGGACTAATTGCCAAATGCTGTTCCTTCGACTCTTGAATTCGAGTATTTTTTCAATAACTCTCATGCTATAACTCACATCTTTCTATTAGAAATTAGCATGCCGAATTTCCATATAAAGGTTCTCCTAATAGATCGAGAGGAATTCATAACCAGGCTCACGAACCTCTTCGCGAAGCTGCCAAGCCGCTAAAGCGAGCGAGATGACGAAATCATCTGTAAAGCCCTTTGGTGCACGATATTTGATGACATTAGCGGTTTGCTCCATGCCGAAAACAGAGAGCTCCTCGATTAGTTCTGGAATATCGGGATATGTCACTCCCTTAGTTTCGATCATAAAAGCGAGATTTTCGACAATATCGGACTTGGATGGATTTGTGATTTTATATCCCTCAATTCTGTCGTAATGCCTATAAAGCATCTCAAAGACTGGATCACCAAGACCGACATTATCGCAGAGTGCCTTCGCTTTGTACTCATTAAGGAGGTTTGCAACCCGTTTAACTTGTAGAGTCCATGAAGTTTTTCTGAAGCGATCATAAGCGACAAGATGTCCTTTGGAATTTAAGATCGTAACGACAGTATAGGAATGAGCCCGACCCCAATCGACACCTGCTACATACTCTGCTTCGGCAACGTGAGGTTCGAGCTCACCCTGGCGCGCCTTTAAGATATCACGGAAGACAGCACCAAGATCCATTAGGAAACGAGCGCAATATTCCTGAAGATATATTCTGTCTGGAAGGGTTTTAGCTTCTTCCAGATCTTCGGGACGCATATAGGGATTAAGCCAGGAAGGGAAACCACCTTGCATATCTTGATAGGGATGAAACCAAGATTGCCAATTTTTCTCTCTCTTGAGACCCAAAAGATAGGCTTCATAGAACCAATTGAATGAACGTGGTGTTGAAATGGCAACCATATGACCGAAATGTTCAGGATCGTCGAGATTAGGACGAAGGGTTTCAAGCCAGACTTTTTCACGAATGCGGGCAGCCTCATCTAGAATAAGAAGATCGATTCCTTCGCCCACAAGAGCATCTGGGTTGTCAGCGCTTTTAAGCCAGAATGTAGCATTATTGATCATGGTAATGCGCTTTTCCTTCTTATTGATTTCGCGGATTGTAATACGGGGAATAAGAGTAAGGAATTTTCGCCATCCAATCATGGCGACATCATAGAAAGGAGCTACCCACCATACTACAGCGTTAGGCTTTCCGAGATAATTGAAAGCTTCCATACTACATGCTGTAGTCTTGCCCCATTTGCGACCCGCAGAAACAA